ATAGGGTGTGAGTCCCGTGTGTGTATAATAAACTTCCAGTTAATTATATAGGGAGCCCGGTGTCGTTACTGTGTGGGTGCTACACATGGATGCACTTTCAAGTGCTGCCTGGCAAGAGTGGAGGGCCGACCGGTTAAGCCCCGAGCCAGGGAAGTGGAAGTAGTAGACCGGGGGTATTAGGATCAGGTTGATCCGAGAATGTCAAACTCTGGTAATAACGTTCAATCGCGACTTGCTCCCGTTCAGTCACGCCAAACGTCTCAAAGAAAGACAGTCGATTACTGTCAGTAACAGTCGCACCCGAGGTCATTCCTCGCGAAAGGTAATATAGTCCACTGTCCACAAGCAAGTTGCGGCCGGTGTCCTTACCCTCAGGGAATGAACCATAGAAGGCACTGTAGATGGGTGTGGATCCATACGTGTTAAGACCCCCAGTTCTCACCTGTGACAGCCACCGTTGTAGATAGTCTTTGTGTTTCAGGCAATAGCAATCCTTACTAAGCGCCTTCAATCCACGGACCATGATCCAGCGGCCGTCTATGAAGCAAGGGCGAGTCTGGCAAAAATCGATATGTTGAAATTTGTCAGTGAAACCCTCTACTTTAAGTGTGAAACCCATCATCAGAAACCATGCAGTGACATCCTGCAGTGAAGGTTCAACTTCTACCTCACGAGTGGCGAGGTAAACGCTTTGCCAATTATCAGGGTCAGTCAACGCTAGTGTCTCTAAGCGTTTGCTGCATTGGGTACGACGTAGTAGCAAGGCATATGCAGTGCGCGACATAATAACGACGCAGTCATCACCGTTGTCAACGACGTTTATGTCGACACGAGGCTTTAGGCCACAATAAGTTACATAATATGAGTATAATAACCCACACATTATCACTTTGTTGCCAAGCGACGTGTTCATGTCACCACTCATGCGTGATCCATTCTTGCTGTACTTAATTGTGTAACGCGACCCGTGCTCATTGGACACGTATGCTCGGCCTACATTCTTGACAGTCCGCTGCAAACACCATTCCAAGGTGTCATAGCATGTGTCGTGTTTGAATATTCTCCGATATATACTGTGTTCCCAGTTGAGAGCAGGAACTGAAACATGCTGGTCCATACGAGACAGATCTAAACTAATCGCAACTGGATCAGTTATCTCTGTCCATGCGTCATGTAACATGCTGGCAGTTTCTTGCGCGTTTTGTCCACAAATGACAGTGGGGCGACCGTAGACGCGGTCGATCGCCTTGTATATTTGTTTCTCAGCTGGCCGAATAAACGACCCGAAGACGAGGTTAAAAACCACGCCACGTGGCTGTATGATGCGGGGTGCAGGATCAGGCTTGTCAGTTTTGACTGCAACCTTCTCCGCCTTCACAAATGAGGTCACCCATGCAGCCCGTGGCGACATCCCTCGTTTTAGGTAGTCGGCGTGAGCATACTCATAGACCTTACGTTTGTGAGCAGGCGACGTCTCCACAAACTCTCTGTGTGACATCCTACTCACTGGTGCAATGTTGGCTATAAGCTCGCTGCGAAATTCCGACATCCTGCTGAAAAACGTCCTCCGGTTAGTCATGGGGGGCGCCTGTAGCCCCTTGCTG